TCCCGCTGTTGTGTTGCTTCATCTGTTTCTCGCCAGCCAGCTTGTGTTTTTAGATAGAAGATCTGGGCTGTGACGTTACCGTCCAGGCCAGTTTTGATCAGGGATTGACCCATTCTTGCAATGGCCCTGGCTCGGCCTTTTTGATAGGCATCACTTACCTCAGGCTGCCTGCCTTCTACCTCGCGCAAGGTAGTCTCTGAAATGCCAAAATAATCAGCCATTTGGCGCTTTGATGTGACAGCAGCCAGCGCTTCTACCTGGGCGATTTCTTGCTCGTTGAATACTCTCATTGGCCTGCCGCCGCCGTCTCCCTGATTACCGCGTTTCACGTGGAACTTCCTTCAGTTGACCAATCCCGGCATCTGCAAGATTCCCTTTTCGTCCATTAACAATCATGTCGTTATATGAATCACCGCTGGATTCGAGAATAGCTTGCTTGCCAGAGAAGTCCTGCCATCGATTAATTATCACATCGCAGTATTTTGGGTCGAGTTCCATTAATCTTGCCATTCGGCCATTTTTCTCTGCAGCAATCATTGTCGTTCCAGACCCACCAAAACTATCCAAAACAATATCGCCGCCTTTAGTATTATTCAAAAGGCAGTACTCAAACAAATCAACGGGCTTCATCGTTGGATGCTTTTCGCTTTTTGATGGCCTATTAAATTCCAGGATAGTGGTTTGCTTTCTATCTGACGCCCAGAGATGTCCAGCGCCATCTTTCCAGCCATATAAGCATGGCTCATGCTGCCAATGGTAATCCTGCCTTCCCATTACCATTGATTGTTTTTTCCATATCAAACATTGTCGAACCTGCCAAGCAGTATCTTTTGCTGCGCCTCTAAAATTGTATCCTTCTGAATCGGCATGCCAAATATAGAATACGGCACCTGGCTTCATGACCGAATCTGCCGCAACATAGCAATCGCGCAGGAATTGCCGAAATTGGCCGTCGCCCATTGAGTCATTTTTTATTGTTAGCGCATCCTTTGTTTTGCCCTCGTAAGCGACATTATATGGTGGGTCAGTGAGCCACATATCCACAGATTGACCGCACAATTCTTCTATCTGATCGATGCTAGTGCTGTCACCGCACATCAGACGATGATTCCCCATAACCCAGACATCTCCGGGCCTGGTTATAGGATCGTCTGGCACATCGGGAACCTCATCCTCATCGGTCAAACCATCGACTGTTTCCGGTTCCAGGAGCTTGGCGAGCTCGTCTGAATCGAATCCGAGCAGTTCAAGATCGAAATCTGATTCCTGGAGTGCGGTGAGTTCCGTCGATAATATCTCCGTGTCCCATCCAGCATTTAGAGCCAGGCGATTATCCGCAATGACATAAGCCTTTTTCTGGGCCTCTGTCAAATGCTTTGCCTGTACCACTGGAAGATGGGTTTTGCCCAGTTTACGGGCAGCCAATACGCGGCCATGCCCAGCAATTATGCCGTTGTCGCCGTCCACGATGATTGGATTGAGAAAGCCGAACTCCGATATGCTGGCAGCAATCTGCGCCACTTGAGCATCGGAATGAGTGCGAGAATTGAGAGCGTACGGTATTAGATCGTCTATTGAGACAATCGAGTGCTCTATTGCGTCTTGTGCCATCTGTACCCCGTACATCTGAACAGCCGCCCCAAGCAGCTGATGCAGGGATTATATCACAGATGGAACTTTGCCTGCCAAGTAGTCGGTGTGGTCAGTCACAAAGCCCTTCTCCTTGGCCTTCCGATGCTCGCAAGCCCGGTGCATAGCCAGTATCTTCTCTTCCAGGCTATATGCGTTCCAGGCGATCACGTCTTTGTAGTACCGATTGCATCCTACGCACCAGATGGAGCCGACTGTGGTGGTGGAGCAAATACCCACGCACGGATTGTTCACTTTCAGACTTTCGGCAGCGGGCAGTTTGTCGGGAAATGCTTGTACTTGTTCACGCATATCTCTACCTCGAACCCATGTTTCTCAGTGAGTTTAGCGCAGTATAAACGATTCGGATTAATTTTGTCTCGTATTTGGTGAATACACTGATTGCAATTTTCCAGGATGTTCAGTTCGCTTTCTTGTCTCATACAAATGCCTTGATTATTTCTGCCGCGACTTGCGGGACAATGGCGTTACCCGCTCCGCGCAGTATGCCCACTCGATTGGATATCCCATTAGCCAAAGGGAAAAGCGCGGGTTCAGTTGGGATGGCTCGGAATTTTCCGTCTTTGCATTGCACTGCCTGACAGCGCCCCCAAGTGTTGTGCCATTGGTCTTGCTGTACTGGCCCGCCATCTGAGCGTTGTCCTGAGTTGTTACTGTCGGCCAGAGAGTCGTTGCCTGCGTATTCAGCCCGCCGCTCCGCTTCCCGTCCAATTCTCTCGTTCCATTGGTGTCCGATGTCGTTGGAGTCAGCCATATTGAGCCAACCATCATTGAAAGTTCGATTGATTTTTTCTTCTCTATCCGCCTCTGAATTGCTGGACTGTCGTAATGCCCCCGGTCTCTGTTGTCGCTTGATAATGGTGTCGGCCATTTCGACACCTCTTCCATCAGATGAACACAGTGCGCCATCTTGTCGGATCTCCCGCTGTTCACTACGCTCGGAGCCGCCCCATCCTTGCCGTCCCGAGCCGCTGGCGTGGGCCACGATCCAGAGCCTATCCCTTTTGTGGAGAGCGCCGACACCTGAAGCTGGCAGTACCGCCGCTGCGCAGGCGTAGCCTTCAGCTTCCAAATCTTCTTGAAGGGAATCAAGCCAGCCGTGCCTGATAGCGGAGCTAACTTGCTCTCCAAATATGATTGAAGGTCTGCACTCTCTGACAAGATTGAACCAGACGGGCCAGAGGTGTCGCTCGTCATCTGTTCCTTTCTGCTTTCCTGCGACCGAGAATGGCTGACAGGGCGGTGATCCTGTCCACATTGGTCTGTCATCTCTCCATCCAGCAAGTCTAGCTGCATATGCCCAACCTCCTATTCCGGCGAAAAAATGGCATTGTTTATATCCCTTCAGATCAGATGGCTCAACCTCGGTAATGCTTCTTGAATCTACATCTCCCGCTGGGATCAAGCCATCCTTGATAAGCTCCTTGAGCCACTCAACAGCGAATGGCTCATATTCGTTGTAATAGTTCACTCGCAATCCTCTGAGCCATATGGAATGCCGACATAGTCATGCCCAGTAGCCTCCCACTGGGCACGTTGTTCGCAGATATCATTCTGGTAATCGCTCGAACTCCAGCCGTCAAGAACCATCAGAGTGAATGCGATGGTCAGAGCACCGCATCCCAGCATGTACATAAAATCTTTCATCAGTATGCCTCCTGCATTGGCATTGCCTTTTCTTCCCAGAGCGCCCAGATGCGATCCTCGTACCTGGTCAGCCTGCGCTCTGCATACTCTCGCAGCAGTTGGGCTTCGCGGCGATCAGCGCGTATCTGATCATCAAGGCATTTTTCTACCAGCTGCTTGATGCGTAGGCTGGCCAGCAAGTGATCGCCATCAATGGCCTCATAGTACACCGAGTCAGCGCCTTCGCTTTCCATCAAGGACTCCAGCACTTCATCCAGGACTTTATAGCTTGGATCGAACTCGCCGTATCGGATGATCTCGTCCAGGCTGTCAAAAATTATCGCGTTCAGTGATTTCATTTTCTTCTCCGTTTTTTCAAAAAAATCTGGGTTTCTTTTTACTCTCAAGCATCATTCCGTCCAGGAAGTTCCATAGCATGCTGCTGCGGCAGAATCGATTCGATTCTTTCCTTCCAGCAGGCAACTTGCAGCGATGCTTCGGGCAGGCTCGTGTTTTTGAGATTCCACTCCCAGCTAGCAAGCTGCTTTCGGGCATAGGCGATCTCCTTTGCCTGCCGCTCTCTTACAAGTTCTGCGATGGTAGTGTAGCCAATCATGTCTTGCTCGTTCATGTTTCGCTCCTTTTTGAGTAATTCTTTTATCAGAATGCTCGCTATTAGTAATGGTTGCGCCAGATGTTGCTTTGTTTCTACTGCCAAACCCGCAGTTAAGCGGGTCTGGGTTCGGTTGTGAGTTTTTGATTAGATCACCTCGACTTCGATTGATTTGATTGGCGATATTTTTAGGTACAACTGTTTAACGTCTGGCTTGCTGTTGTATGTGCAACGTGAGCTAAGTGCATTAGCTTTTCCGTTGCCGTTTACATACCTATCATAAACATTAACGAAAGGCTTCAAAAGGCCTGCTTTTTTGATCACCTCTTCAGTGCCATCAGCCAAGATTGCGATGTACTGGTACTTACCGTTTTTAAGTTGCTTAGCTTGAACCGCTTGGATGTTTGCTGGATTAGTCATTCGTTTTATCTCCGTTTGTGAGCCGCTTTGTGCCGCTCCATGTAGATCATTATCTACATCTGGGCCCAAAAGTAAACAGTTTTGATAACAAATTTCCTGTTTTTCGTTATTTTTGTACGATTTTTGTACAATTTCGTGGGATTCTGGCGTACAAAATGGCTGATTTTCCCAAATCCAGCATAATCCGCAGATCATTGTGGTGGCCCGTATCGTGGGCCTGACGGCAAGCGCCTGGCGTGAGAGATAGCGAGATGCCATCGCTTGCTGCAGGTGTTTTCCGGGAAACGGTCAAAACCCGATGCACCGCCTGCTGGCATTATTTTTGCGCCTGCTTTCGCTGCCAGTTCCGATAGGCAATCTGGCGGCTCAGGATAAAATTGACCACATCATCCTGGATTCGCAGCTGGTGATCTTCGCGCATATTCTTCGGCCAGACCCCGAATTTGGCCTTGTACTGGTGGCTGGCCCATCCTGGCTTGAAACCGGACTGCTTGGCGTACTTCATCAGATTGGCGTACCAGCGCTGCTTTTCTTCGGTGGAATACTGCTTCTTCCGGCCATTGCCGTTCAGCCTGACCAATAACTCATTGGTGCTTTCCAGGGCTTCCGTGATGCGGATCTCGTGCCCGCACTTACAGCGTAGTCCCTGCATGATCTGGCCGCAGCTTCGGCATTCATTGATGGCAGCTTCTTCCTTCTTGTCCTTCTTGACCTGGCTGCGCTCGCTAAAATGCTTTTCCTTGGTGTCCAGGTGGTGCGGCACAAGATACTCCATCATCCCGTGGCGCTGCACGTTCCCGGCATGATCAAGATAAATGGCATAATCCTTTCCAGGTGCTGTCCTGATGATTCTCCCTGCAGCCTGCTGATACCCGATCAGGCTCTTGGTCGGCTTGCAGTCGATCATGCAGCTGGTACTGGGTGAGTCGTACCCGACCGTCAGGAGCTTGGAACAGCTGAGAATCTTGAACTCCCCGGCATCATGGCCAGTGTATAGCCGGCGGCGCTCGCTTTCCTCGGTATAGCCATCGATGTGTTCGGCTGGGATTCCATGGCGGCGAAATTCATCCACCAGGAACTTGCTCTGCTTGATGGATGGGCAGAAGGCGATTGTCTGGCGATTCTCGCCGTGTTCCAGCCAGTTCCGTACAATGTCGCCGACAAGCCCAGTATCGGCGTCTGTGGCGGCTTCCAGGGCCTCTGGATCGTAATCTGAGCCACCTGTGGGCAGGGCTTTAGATTTGAGCTTAGAAACGTCCACAGAGCGCCCACCATAGTAATGCACCGGCGTCAGGTATTTTTGCTGGATCAGCTTCTCGGTAGTCGTTGGCACTACCAGGTCATGCCAGATCAGCCCCAAGCCTCGACTATACGGCGTTGCGCTCAATCCCACATATCTGGCCACATCGTAGCGGTCCATGATCTTGGTAATGGATTCATAGGCAGTATGGCATTCGTCAATGATCGCAAGATCATAGTCCGAGACATGCTTGCGCCGTGCAACCGTCTGGATGCTGGCGATCTGGCAGGGCTTGCTGGGATCAGTCAGTGGATGGTCGGCCTGCAGCACACCGTACTGGATACCGAATTTGTCGAAAGCCTGGAGCGTCTGGTCTATCAGCTTGATGCGATCTGCGAAGAAGATAACACGCTGGCCTTTGGCGATTGCTTCCTGTGCCATCCAAGCGCTGATGATGGTCTTGCCGAACCCACATGGCGCAGCCAGTAAAACCCGCTTTTTCCCTGCCCAGAATGACCGCCTGATCTGGTCAATCGCCTGTATCTGATGCTCCCGTAATTCAATGCTTTCTTTCATCGTTTCGCTCACTTTTATTACCGTTTTTGTTTACTTTTCACCATTCAGGCATACTTACCCATTTTCCCCTGCAAGAGCCCAGTGGTGCTACTGGCCTGTCCCCTGCAGCCGTCAAAAAATGACGGTAGGCAATAATGCCTCGGTACTCATTACTCCGCCCAGCCTCGCGCTGAGTCGTCCCTGCGTACTAGGCTGTCCCCGCGGGATGCCGTTCCGTACACCGCCTCACCAGACTTTGACCTTTCGGCTTGCAGTTGCCTGTTGTCATGGGTTAGGACAGAGCAGGACTATCGCTGGCTTAGTTACACGTTTCCGCAGCTGCAGTTTTATTAGGTCTGCGCCCGACCATCAGAGATTTTATCGGTCTTGATCTACCACCCCGGTGGTGGCGAGAATCGCTAACTTTTAGCGGATTTGGCCAGGTACTTGACCCAATTGGTAGGATAAAAGAAAATACGCACATCGGCGTACCGTCTTTTCTCCCTGTCATTTGGGTCGGTACACCAGGCGCTACAACGCCACCGACAGCCCAAGTATACAAAAATACTTGAGCGATAAAAAGCCCTGGCATCGCTCCGTCAGGGCTTTTTTTTGCGTACAAGTTGCTGATGCCGGACGTCCAGGGCCGTCATGATCTTGTTGCCTTTGGCCAGATATTCCTTGATGTCCTGCTCCAGCTTTTGCCGCAGCTCATCCTTCTTCTGCTGGCTTTGATTCGGCTTGACCGGGTCATTGATCGCCATATTTCGTCTCCATCTCAATCAGCTTGTCCAGGTAGTGCTTGGCCTTGCGCAGATCCTCAATGCCATTCTTATCTGGATAGCGACCGATATATTTTATGACATTACCGCGCAGGTAGCCTATAAACTCCCTGGGCGTGAACCATGCTTCCATCGCTTCCCATTGCTGGATTGACTTGGAACGGTAGTGCTCGCCGCCGATCTGCACGTCATCAGATTTTGTTGTAGACAATTTTCCGCACTTCATCAGGATGAACCCCTGTCATTTTGTAAATCTTCACTGGCTTGCGATCATCCTCAAAATATAGCGCCTTGATGTGCTTTTTCAGCTTTTCGGTTATCTTAATTTTTTTTGCCATTTTCTGCAGATCCTCTTGAGTCGTTGTAGATCGTTTTTGTTGTAATTCCTGGGACGGTTATCATTTTCGATAACTTCAACCTTCGCCAGCCCGATTCGATCAATCAGGCGCTTGCGGTATTCCACCACGTTGCCGCTGAGATACCTGTTGCACTTCTTGCATTGGCCATGCGCGTTCAGGTAATGAAAACGTAAATGAGGAGCGCTGCCGACACTACGATAGTGCCCGCAATCGTAACCGCCGCCAACTCCACCAGGTGATAGAATGGTGTCGCACGATATACAGCGCTTTCCGGCATCTCTGGCTCGTATGAGCGCATTGAATGCCTGCTGCGCTTCCTTTCGGTGATCTGATACCGTTTTCTGTTTGGCAAGCGTTTCACGCTTCTCGGCTTTGCGTTGCTTGTCATAGTTCTGCCTGCCAGCTTCGCTCCTGGAATACTCGATCAGATGCTCCATGCAGCAAAATGCCCGCAGCCTGCCAATCACAGCAGTTTCCGCAGGCACTTTCTTTCTGCATAGTGAACATCGCCTAGTTCGCATCGCCCTGGTGAGCAAGTAGCGTGATCAAATCTTCCATCGCATTCAAATCAGAGATATTCATCATGCGATTTTCGGCCAGCTGTACTTTTTTATCCATCGAGCCTTTTTCCTGCAGCCAGCTTACTTCATCACTCCAGAATCTATCCTTTGTGATCCATCCCCACAGCGTTGCGTCATAATCACTCACTCCCGCAAACACATAGATGTCGGTGCGCTGGAATTCTTGATATGTGGGAATGCGACAATGCCAATCTGGTTGCGGCTCGTAGTTACTATGTGCAGTCTTTACATCAATAAACAGGCTGTCCACCCGGAAATCAAAATCAGTTGACTCCATCGCCAGGTATTGAAAATCAAGTTGATTGTCGATCAGGTATCTTCCGAATACCATTTCACCCATTAACCCAACCACTTGAGACTTGCGGCCATTCGCAATCGTGCGCCCGTTCAGCGCCTCATCTCCGACTGCGCTGTCTGCAAAATCCCGCCAGTTCTGGCGTATCTTATACTTTATCATTCTGCGGCCACTCCGGTATTTTGATTCCAAATTTCTCGCCCATATGCCGAGCCAGCACTTCTTGCACTTTGGCATAGTCCTGGCGCTCAGCGTCTGCAGTTGATTCCTCGCCGATCACAGCTTTCTGCAATGGCTTCCAGAGATGCTCCTTGGCATTATCTCGCGTCCAGGGAATTTCTACGCCTTCCTTCAATACAGCCCGCATATCCAGCCCGGCTTCATTCAGGCAATCAGCCAGGTGTTGTAGGAAAAGATGCAGTGCATTGTTTTGCTTTAATGTTCGCTGCTTCCCCGTAGTCCACTGGAAGGTGACATGCTTGTGCTGGTCGTATAGTTTTGCAACGTGCTTGATGAATTCTTTTTTCGTGAATTCAGAATTGACTACCCAGTGCTGCCCTTGCATTTGTCTCGCTCCACATAATCCGCAAAATCAGTGCCAACGCGCTCTGGCACATGAACCCGTACTCCAATCTCATTCGATAATCTCTTAGCCAGCGAATACGCTGCAGCCTGGCCTGTATAACTGGCATCGTTATCAGCAAAGATGTGTAAATCTTTCACCTCTGCCGGTGGATTGAATTTCTCCAACAATCCAGCAGTCGCCGCTGCCCAGCATGGCATGTTGTACAGCTTCATCACCGCCAGGGCAGTCTCGATGCCTTCGGCAATGCCCATCTCTGGATACACATCAGACAAGCGTATAGCGCCGCCGGTAACTGTGCCGCACTTTGGCATGATCTTCTTCGCTGCTGGGACTGGAGCCTTCTTGCCGTCTGGCGTCAGATAGGTAATGTGCAACGTCACTGCCTGCCCGTTGTTCCATAGCTGGCCCAGCATCGCAGGATACTTTCCAAGCAATGCCCCGGAATCGTAATACGGCAACCCTGGATGAAAATACAGGTGATGCGTATACGGGAGCCCACGATTGCGTAGGTATAAACGCATCGCGCTGATTTCCGCATCGGTGTCGCAGCCACGCATAATCTGCTGCAGTCGTTTGCGGTTCTTATCATAGTCTTGGTCAAGCGGTGTTTGCTTGCGAGCTGGTACATCGCCCACCAGAGCAAATATCTTCTTGGCGACTTCCTTCGCGCTCAGTCTGGTAATCAGCTGCGCGAGTTTCCATCCGTCACCTGCACCGCAGCAGTTGCAGTAGTACGTCCCATCGCCGCCTTTATCATCAAAACGGAAACGGTCTTTTCCACCGCAGATCGGGCATGGCCCGTGAATGTTTTTGAGATAGGTTTCATCAATACCGAGCGCAATCAGTAATCCATGCCATCGGCCCCTGGCCTTTAGCATGACATCACTCATTGTAGTCCCAGCCTTGATTGGAATACTTTGCAAGAAAGTCGCTGATGCGCTCATCAAAAACGCTGGCGATCCGAATTGCTACTGATAGCTTGATGTCTTTTGCTTTTACCCATCGAGCAACAGTTTGCGGTCTGACGCCTAATTCGCGAGCAATATCGGCCTGGCGAATATAGGTGCATTTTTGCGCGTTGCGAACAGCTTTACCAAAGTCTAAAATGTCGGTGTTGTTCATTATCTTCCCTTGAGAGTTTCGGCCCGCCTTGCAGCGGGCCTTTTTTTATCTAAAACGGGATGTCCTCGAATTGATCCTCATTGTCCTGTTTTTGTTGAGAATTATCAACAGAACCGGACGATTCAACGCGATTTAACATCTGTAATTGATTGGCAACGATCTCGGTGCTGTATTTCTTCACACCGTCCTGCTCCCAGCTGCGCGTCTGAATCTTGCCTTCAATGTAGAGTTTGCTGCCCTTGCGAACATAATTCTCCACGATGTTGGCCAGATTGCCGAATACCACAACGCGGTGCCATTCAGTCTTTTCCTGCTTGTCGCCGGTGTTCTTGTCCTTCCAGGTTTCGCTAGTCGCAACTGAAAGATTTGCAACGGCGTTGCCGTTTGGCATGTGACGTATTTCCGGGTCCTGACCGACATTCCCGATCAGCATTGCTTTATTGAGACTCATTATTTTCTCCTGAGTTTTTCTACGTTCAGATTTATTATTTCCACTGCTTGACCAACCAAAGCAGCAAGTTCGCCGATGTATTCTTCATCGCGATACGTTCGCACCATCAGCGGTTTCATGGTCGGATGGTAGGCGAAAAAATCGCACCACTCGCGCCCAGTAATCCAAAGCTGGCCCTGGACCTGCGGCTTGTACTTTGCAGGCAGCCATTCTTCCCGCAGATACTCCACCATCGTTCCTGGTTGCGGGCACTTGATTTCAAGCAGCCCATCATCTCCCACCAGCCCGTCAGGTGATGCGCCTGCGTCCATCGTATCGTGCAGGCAAAGCCCGATTTCAAACACTTCCACGTCATAGGCGATCTCGTAGAACGCCCGTGCCTCTGGCTCAGTGTCAGTGCCGTGCTGCATCGCATCGGTGACTTTGACGTATGTCGGCTCGCCAGTGATCTTCTCGGCGATCAGCTGATTGCAGTATGCCGCCATCTGTGCAGATTGCTTGCCGGTCGGCGTGATGATCTTGCCAAATTGCGAGGCGGTCGGAATGCCCAACCGCGCCGCGTACCAGCCTTCGCTGCGTTGCTCGTGCTCAGTGACTCGCATTGGCCTGCTCCATCTTGTTGAGTTTGATTTCCAATGCCTGAGTCGCTTTCTCAAGCTGTCCTTGTGTCAAATCTTCCGGCTTATCCACGCCGAACGCCTTGGCGAACTTCTCCCGATCTGATTCGGTTTTAGTCAGCAGATCATCAATCTTGCTCCACTGGTCATCGTTCAGCGGTTCGCTTTGCTTTGCCTGTTCAGCAGCAGGCAAATCTTCGCCAGCATAGATGTAATGGCCCAGCCCGAACATTGCCAGACACTTGGTCAGGCAGCGCATCTTGCTAGTATTCATCTGGAAAGCGCCAGGATTCGGTATTGCCTTGTTGCGATGATCCATCACCGGCAGCCACATGGTACGGCTGCAGGCTCCGATGCTCACTGTGCAGTAGACTGTCACAGTGCCATCGGCATGGATCTCATGCTCGCCAAAGGCATACTCGGCTTCTGGGTAGTGCTCCATCAGAACGCCCCAAGCCCATGCCCAGGATAGATATGTCAGGTTGCCCTTCTGCTCAACGTGATTGCTCACATCAATAGCGGACAGCGTTTGCCAGATGTCACCGGCGGTAGGTGTTTTACTCATTGTTCGCTCCTATACCCGGCAGAATTACCGGTGACGGCAATTATTAACCGAAACGGAGCCAAATGTAAATAGATTTGATAACTAATATGACCAAATTGTAGGACGTGGCCCGCCAAATTCGTGGTCTTGCGCTATGTCCAGGTGGATAAACCTGCCCGTCCGCTTCTGCTGGATGCCGATGCCGGTGAAGCAACCCATCGCCAAAGCCGCTGAGAGCACCGTCAGGGCATTTTCTCCTGACAGTGATATATCCACAGCCACCCCGCCGGAATGTGGCCCAGGGACGCTCTTACTGGCTTCTGCGGGATGCTTTGGGCAGCGGTAGCCGGATGTGATGATTAGCGGGAAATCGCAGATAGTTCGCAGGCTATCCAGCAGCTCCAGGAGCCGGGGCGACATCTCGGAGCCGTCTGAATCGCATTCACCACACCGGCAGGCAAATTCTGCCAGCTTGAAATATCTCATTCGCTGAGATTGATGAACTTGGCAACCGCACCTTCGATCTGATCGTCAATAAAGCCATCCACCGCATCAATGGCTTCATCAGCGATTTCAGCGTATTTCGCCGCCATGATGATCGCAGTCTTAACAGCCTCGAATTTTTGTTTGCCGTGGCCGCCTTCTGGCAGTTGTTCCTCGGCGCTCAGAACCAGAGTCTTGATGGAAGTGATGATAAATACAACAAATCTGCCGATTTCAAATGCGAGTTTCAGTTTGTTCATTTCTTTGCCCTTGCTTTCGCTTTACGCGCTACCGATAGAGCAATAGCTGTCGCTTGTTTTCGCGACTTGCCTGCTCGCATCTCGCGCTTGATGTTTTCAGAGATGGATTTACCGCTATAACCTTGGATTAGTGGCATTAGTCACGTCCCCAGGCGTTTTTTAACAATACTGCTTCAACGAATATAGCCACTTCGTTCGTGCCAGAACTGGATTTGACATCGAACTCAAAGTCCGTGCATTCATTGATGCGGAATGGCACCTGCCGGTCATAGCTGATTTGAGTCGTGGCCGATGTCGCCCTGGCTGTATTGATAACAAGTCCTTCTTTGGAAATCGTCTTATTTCTCAAAGTCAGATATTTGTTCGGGTTTGCGGTCGCAGAGTTCAAATCTATTCGAAACAGATACAGCGAATGATCAGCCGGGACAGTATAGACGCACATCTGTGAGATACCTTCACCGATGCCAATATATCCATAAGTCGTGCCGCCATTGGTCACAGATATATTTCCAGCGTGAGTGCCGTCCAGGTTGATCACCTGGTTGATTCTCAAGAATTCTACTTGGCCAGCGACCGGCGTAGTCGCATCAGTGCCGTCAGTGGTGATGATCTCGATCACTTCATCATAGAATTCATCCAGCCCGGTGATCTTGATGCGCTTGTTTGTGTCTCCAGAGTTAGAACTGGATACCGACATGACAACAGCAGATGCTGGTCTGGAATAAACGCCACCGAAATTCCAGATTGTTTCGTAGGTAGTCCCAACGTCGGGATTATAGCCAAACAGATTCAGTACACGGGCTTCAGCGATGTTGCCTCTGGCTATATCAAAAAGAGTATGCCCGGACGGGTTCAGGTTGGTGTATTCGCTCATTGCTTTCCACCGAATTCAAAGTATATCCCGGTCGCTATGAGCGCCAGGATCGCAGTTGTAATGATGCGAGTAATGGTATGTCCGACTGTTTTGCGCGTATCGCGCCAAACTTCCAGCAATGATCGCAATTCGCGTATATCGTCATAGGCTTTTTCATCGCCCATGCCGATGTCCTTCAGGGCTTGCTGTGCGCCTTTTTTCGCAGCTCTGTCCAGGAGCAGCTCAAGTTCTGCATCATTCATATTCATCAACTAGCGCACTAATCGGCACGACCTTCAGTTCAGTTTGCTTTGTATTGGACTTCTGGCCTTCATAGGAGGCGATCAGCTCAACCAATTCCATGATTTCCTCGACGGTATATTGACCGTGCCCATAGTAGAGTATTGATAAAACCAATTCAGCGGGCTTGTACTGCATACCATCACCACTTGACCTTGTTACTCCACCAGGCTGCCGACATCTTGCCTTTCTTGATGTTATCGGCATGTCTTGCTTTCCAGGCTAGTCGCCTGGATCGGTTGGCCTTGGATTCGCCTTCTCGGTACGGCGATCCCTTGACTCCCTGCTGGCCGAACCTGATCGTCTTGATCTGGTCGCCTTCCTTCGCCACCACGACATGCGATTTTGTCGGATGATTCGGTGTGCGCTTCGGCTTGTTGTATCCTTCAAGTCCGAGCCTGGTCAGTCGTGGGTCTTTAGCCATAATGAGTTAATTTTAGCACGAATTCCGCGCTATAAAATCTCCGCATCGAGCCCACGATTTTCCCGTGGGATTTCATAGGAATACGAAAGCATCTTGCCGCCTTCGCGCTTGAAAACGATCATCTCCATGACATGCGCCGATCCATATCCTTGGCTGGCATGCCAGGCATCAGGCGGTGCCAGGGTTCCAAACTTCTTCACAATAACCGAATTGTCGCATTCGATCTCGTGGGAATGGTGAAAATGCCCAACCGCCCACATCCGGTGCGTAGTATCAGACCACGCGCCCGGCATATCCCTGGGCATTATATTGGCCAGCTTGTCGGCCTTGATCTTGTCGCCGTGATGGACGCCCAGCAACCACTTCCCGAACTTGATGTAGTGGAAGTATCCCTTGGATCTCAGGACGTTTACCCGTGGCTCTTTGGCGTAGTAATACTCCAGAATCATCTGCAGCGCGATGGCTGCGTCCGGATCGTGATTGCCCCTGGCGATGATCACCTGGACATTCTTGAACTTGGTCAGCATTGAATCCACAGCATGGCGCAGGGTCTCGGCAGCCACCCGCATGAATTTCTCATAGCGAGTATCCACGTCCAGCGGCGTTCCCTTCGCGGTGGTGGCGTTGCTGTTGTTGGCATGGACAAAATCACCGACATTGACAAGCAGCCCGGTGTCGGCATCCGGCGCGACTGATACCAGGTCATCTATCGCTGTGCAGATTTCGCTCTGCGCTATCCTGCTATCGAATGATCGGTCTCTGGTCTCTGCACGATCGGCTCGCATGCCAATGTGGGCATCTCCGATGAATATGCTAGGCATCAATTCCTTGCTGCGCTTCTTGTTCTCAATCTTCTTTGGCGTTACTGGCTCGATGCTGGACTGCAGCCCTTCCACGAACTCAAGCAGGGCTTTGCGCTGGTTCTCCTGCTCGGCCTTGGTCTTGATCCAGACGGTATTGCCTTCATCATCCTTGGTCAGCGTAGACTTTCCGATGATCTGCTGCCCAGGATCAACAAATCTGGTCGCGTTGAATGTTGACGTATACCCAGCTTTTGCGGCTTTCTTTTCTACAGCATACTTAACTTCACGAACGGTTTTATCGTTCATGGCCAGATGCTTCGCTGCCTCCACGCTGCTGCCCAGCTGAATCCACAGAGACAAGACTTGATGCTGCCTTTCAGTGCAATAATTGAGCAGCTCAACATCAGGAGGATTGCGGTTACCCATATGATTGTAAGCCATCAGCGGTTGCGTTCAACCTTGTTGATCTTCTCAGCAGTTCGCATGCCGCCAAGTCCCAACATGCCAAGCAGGACCGGCATCATGGTCTGCATGTCGATTAGATCAAGCTGGATGTCATAGCCGGAAATGTCCAGGCCAAGGTTGATAAACGGGATCAGAAGAAAGTTGAACAACATGGCCAGCGCACATACCCATCCGACCGCTGGCCGCCAACCAGCAACGAACATGCTCGGATGCTGCGCTTCGGCTTTGTTGACCTCGATCTGGCCCATGACCTGCTCCTGAGCTTGCTTGTCTGCAAGCGTAGCGATCTCGTGAGCCAGCCTGGCCTTCTGGTCTTTGTCCTCGATGAACTTGTCCAGCAATCCAGCAACAGGATCAACCAGCGATGTGATCAGGCTCAGCATAATCGCTATCCAGTAGCACTCTTTCGCTTCTTGCCCAGCGCTTTACCAACCGATGCCCGGAAAGCATTGCTCTTGGTAATAATCCTGCTTACCAATTCAGCCTTGTCCTCGCCTGATTCGCTGATAATGGCGTCAATCATTGGAGTTGGAGAAGTGTTGTCAGCTATATATGACTTGGCTTCTTCTTCCTGAACAGGGAAGGTGTCTATTTCTTCCTGTGTGTAGTCCTTGACTATCTGTCTAGCTTCTATTTGGAAAGCCTTGGTAGCGTTTCGTGCATCAACAATAGCCTTTAGTTCTTCCTGAGTGTGCTTCATTACACTACCCTCACTTTCAAGTTGTTGGCAGCCAGAGCAGTTATCCTGACTTTATTCGTTGCGGGGAAATCAAAGTCGTAATCAGTACCAATTATTGCGCCTTCATTGAGTGTGTTGGCATCGTAGTTAATAGATACCCCATCACTTGAAGGAACAGTTGAGCCACTAGACAGATTAAAGATAATCGCCAAATCCAGATCATTACCTAGAGTAAAGTGGTTGGCGTCTGTGACGGCCTCTAGTTGAGTCTTGTTCATGCGGTTTTCGGCTTCGGCCATCGCTTCTTCCAAAGCACTCAGTTCTGTATTAGTGCTTGCCGCTGTCCAGGTCTCCGAACCGTAGGTTGAGTTAGAGTTGTATTCCCAAGTACCACCGTTGTTCCGGACAATATCTCTCTCGCCGTCTGTGTTATCTATAACAGTCCACGTTGTTCTGTCGTCTGTAGAGACTGCGTAATAGACATTCCCATCACCTGCGCTTTCATCAGCAGTCATGGAGTTAATGTCAGTCCAGTAGGTAGAGTCTATTGAGGCTGTAGTGTGGGCTGCGTTGTAGCCGGATGGGATTGAGATTGTGCCAACGTTATATTCGTTGACGTCTTGTCCACCATATCCAACAATAAACATCTTTGTTCCATCAGTGTTAAAGGCTATTCCTCGTGGGGTTGCTTCTTGTGCAGATACTGAAAAGTTTTGAGAATAAGTGGCCGTGGATACGTCAAAACCTGTACCCAATGTGTATTCGTTAACATCTTGACCAGACCCACCAACAACAAACATTTTTGTTCCGTCATTGTTGAAAGCTAGCCCGTACGGGAATGTGTCTTGTGCGGATACAGAAAAGTTCTGTGAATAAGATGCTGTGGATACATCAAATCCAGTGCCTAGTGTGTATTCGTTGACGTCATCTCCATCGGTTCCAAGAATAAACATTTTTGTGCCATCAGTATTAAATGCTATTCCCTGTGGCTGTGTTTCTTGTGCGGATACAGAAAAGTTCTGTGAGTAGGTGGCCGTAGAAACGTCAAATCCTGTAGTTAATGTGTACTCGTTGACGTCTTGTCCACTAGTGCCAACAATAAACATCTTAGTGCCATCGCTATTAAATGCCATGTCTCTCGGGTCTGTTTCTTGTGCAGATACAGAGAATGCGTCAACAAAACTTGCCGTTGAAACGTCAAAACCTGTGCCTAATGTGTATTCGTTGACGTCATCTCCAGCAAAACCAACAACAAACATTTTCGTGCCGTCGGTATTAAAAGCTATTCCGCTTGGCTGTGTTTCTTGTGAAGCTACAGAAAAAGAATCAACAAAACTAGCCGTAGAAACATCAAACTTAGTATCAGGATCAAGAATTCCACTCAACTCCAAATCACCATCAGTGGTGTTATACACTACGGCGTACATCTCCCAGTCACCTGAAGCTACTTGAGCGTAAGAAGAAGGGGCTGTGGTTTCTACAAAGGCACCACCTGTAGATGTGAGGATAAGCTCACCAGAGTTAGCGTAGATAGTTTTGCCTACGTCTGCGGAAGTGAAGGAGCCTGTGCCGATCTTTACAGAGGAATAGCTTAGATCGTATTCGTTAACATCATCCCCAGTGCTTCCAACAATAAACATTTTATTACCGTCGGTGTTAAAGGCTATTCCGAATGGAGTTGCTTCTTGTGCAGATACGGAAAAGTTTTGGGAGTATGTTGCTGTTGAAACATCAAATCCTGTTCCTAATGTATATTCGTTTACGTCATCTCCATCAGTTCCAACAATAAACATTTTTGTTCCATCGGTATTAAAGGCTATTCCTCTTGGGTTTGTGTCTTGTGCAGATACAGAAAATGCGTCAACAAAAGTAGCCGTTGAAACATCAAAACCTGTGCCTAGTGTGTATTCGTTGACATCTTGTCCAGTACTGCCAACAATAAACATTTTAGTTCCATCATTGTTAAAGGCTATTCCTACTGGGCCTGTGTCTTGTGCAGATACAGAAAAGTTTTGTGAGTAACTAGCAGTAGAAACATCAAATCCTGTTCCTAGTGTATACTCGTTGACGTCATCTCCACTATATCCAACAATAAACATTTTCGTTCCATCTGTATTAAAGGCTATTCCCTGTGGAGATGTTTCTTGCGCTGATACAGAAAAGTTTTGAGAGTATGTAGCCGTAGATACGTCAAAGCCTGTGCTAAGAGTATATTCATTTACGTCTTGCCCTGCGAAACCAACAATAAACATCTTGGTGCCGTCTGTATTGAACGCTATATCTTGTGGGGTTGTATCTTGTGCAGAAACAGAAAAAGCATCAACAAAATTCGCCGTACTCACATCAAACCCAACAAAGTCCAACGTAGTCGCAGGGGCACTATTGACCCTGGTGTAATTTTCAGCAGTTGAGTTGACATCCCAAGAATTATTAGTAACACCTGTTTGGGGGACTTCTTTAGTCACAGAAACTACAGGAGTACCAGCAGTCACAGCAGAGGATAGAGTGAGCGTTGATTGCTCACCTGAAATATAAGTCTTGGTCTGTGTTGCTAGTGTTGGGTCTATTGCAGCCCACTCCACGCCGTTCTCAGCAGTGTTTACCGCTAACGCTTTGCCAGCATTTCCGGAGAGCGTAGGAACACCGACCGCAGCTTGAGCCGCAGCAGCGTAGATCTGAGCATTATTGGCAGAAGTTGCTGCGTTGGTTGCGGATGTCCCCGCCGACGTAGCGCTAGCCGCTGAGTCGGTAGAGTAGCTCTTTGCGCTATACTCGCCATCAGCAACGATCTGCCCTGCAGTCTTGCTAGCCCAATCCTTTGCCGAGCCTGTAGGTGCTGCACCGCTTGCGTTAGCGAATGCCGACCAGTCGGAGCCGGTTACTGCCGCATCGTTCTTAGTCGCCCAATTTTGAGCCAGAACCACGTTAGTATCAACGCCAGCGATGTCAGTATTCATCTCACCGATACTGGTGTTAAGTTCTGTTACCATCGTGACCAGTGCAGCCAGGAAAGCATCTGCTCTGGAAATGAATGTAGCAGGAGCGTCAGTTCTTGCTGGCGCTGTTGGTAGTGCAGTAATTGTGCTAATAGTCATTACACTAATCCTTCAATTTCCAACGCGCATCTGCTGAGCGTTGGATTGGTCAAAATGATGTCGAATTCTCGGTAATAGCCGTAAATGATGGAGCCGCGATTGTCGTCCTCCGCTATCCAGACCACGGGAGTTGTCCGAATATCGGTCAGAACGTCCTTGGCCTGCTTGAATGATGCAGTATTTAAGACCACATCGACCTCCATCTTGTTGGCATAAGCCCCTGGCGTGATTGTCACCCGGCCCTGTGCATCTGTTGTCTTGGTCGAGTAATCAATAATGGACATGCTTGCGCCATGCTGCGAAAAGCCCAGGTCTGCAAATTGCCCGATCACCAGAGCGCCGCACTTTGCTGTGCCGGTTTCTGTAAAAACCACTGTTATGTCAGCATTGGCATACGGCGGCAGCCCAGTAATCGCCAGGCGATCATCCCGAACGATTGGCTCGAAGAAGTACGCATACCAATCCTGGATGCCTGAGTCAGATATAAGACTGAAAGTCTCGTTGTACACTTCGCCTTCTGTCGCATCGTCCACCGTGATCGTGACCGATGCGGCGTAAACATTGATCAGCGCCAGGGCATTGATCACGTTCGGTGACTGTAACTCTACAGTCATGCCGCCAGCAGCCTCAGTCTGATCCTGCACGATAGCATCAAACATCTTCCAGCGATTCGTGCTGGAGACCTCGACCCAGTATGTGCCATCGTCAATAGTCGGATCGTTGCCGGTATTCGAGCCTTGCTGCGATTCGTAAATCTTGTGAGTAGCAGTCGCCGCGCCACCGCCTGTGCCTGTGACCATCACCAGCGCAGCATCAGCATAAGTCGTGCCAGATGCCCATTCCGATTCGTCCGCCTCGGTAACAGTAGACGATTGGAATATGCTGTCTGTGATTGTTTCTGGTCGAATGATCTTCACAATTATGCCCTCGTTGGCGGCAAGCCATTCTTGTCCCAGCGGTCATACAGGCGATATGACTTGGCGGTGTTCCTGGCCACAGCGATCATGATTTCCTCAATCGAGCCACGCAGTGATGCAATGTCCATTGCCATGCTGTCCCTGGCATTTGCTTCTTGGGCGGTCAAGACTCGCTCGCCAGCATGTAGCTCAGCTACAAAGCCATCGTGCGGAACATTGTACAGGCCATCCTTGAATGATCCATCCACCATATCGTACAGCGAAGTCTGCAGCAGTGGATGATTCTCAATCTTGGAAAGCGTATCTGACGCGTCAGTGCCGAGCCTGCCTTTGATGCGCCTGTAAAGATCAATCAGCACGGCAGGCTCAAATCCAGCCATGCCTTCGGTATCTTCTGGGCCTAATCCCATCATGAACGGCTGGGCATTGGCCTCAAATGCCTCTAACAATTCTTGCGCCTGGACAGCTGGCGGCAATTCATCGAATGATGGATAGTTTGGCCTGTTCAATCCGAATATATCCCACTTGAGCGCAAGATAGCCAAAGAGCGCAGCCGGGCCGAGAGTTTGCAATGCAGAACTGATGCCACCGCCGGTTGCTGCTGCTGTTGTGCCTGTCGTTGCGGCTGTTGTGGCGGCAGTTGTTCCACTAGTCAACCCTGTTACTGCTGTTGTGCCAGCCAGTGCGCCTGGCGCAGTAAATCCGGCAGTGGTTCCAGCGGCCAGGCCTGATCCTGCAGCCAGCGCTGCAGTGTTTATTCCACCAGTTACTGCGGCAGATGTGGCTGCCGCAGATGTGGCTGCTGCTACTGATGCCGCTGCAGTTCCAGCTGCGCCGCCTCCACCGCCAAGAACTGCAGCAGCTGCGCTGGCGAGACCGGATATAGTTGAGCTAATCGAACTGAATATGCCGCTGAACATCGAGCTAATGCTGGAGCCAAGATTAGAGAACCCGCCGCTGATTATTTCCATCACGCGGCTTGCAGCCCAATCAGCCAACATCTTCACCAACATGGCTTTGAATGAATCTCCGATGTTCTTGAATGCGTCTTGTCCATTAGTAAACAGATCAACAAAGAACCCGGATATGGCGTCTTTGGTGGCCTTGGTATCTTCTTCAATCTTCTTCTGCGCTTCTTCATTGGCTTTTGCCAGTTCATCGGCAGCAGTTGATGCTGCATCCAGGGCAGCCTTTTCGTTGTGCAACTCAGTGGTGGCGGCAATGATTTGCTCACCAAGTTCTGACGTGGCATCGACTCCGGCTTTTTGCAGATTGTTTCGGATCTCCAGTTCCAGGTTGCTGAGATGCAGGGCTTCTTGTTCATTGCTGATTGCGCCCAGCACTTCCAGCGCCTTGGTACGCATGGCTTCCATTTCCACCTCAGCGGCAGCGGCGGCAACGGCGGTCT